CGGGACTGTACATCGCCAACGACCGGCTCACCGTGCAGTCTCTAGGCTTTTACGCGGCCAAACCGCGACTTAGCCACTTACGTTTGGTGAATTAAGTTGGCGACTCCATAGGGATCAGTTACAGATCATGGACGTAGCGCTTCCACAGCATCTCCCATACTGTGGACTCACTACGACGCATGATAAGAGTTATAAGCAAGTCAGAGCGAAACGGACCAAGCAACATTCCCTCAAACTCGCCCTCCAGCATCAATTGCTCCTCAACAGCGATGCCAGAAAACTCTTCCATCAACACACGATCTGCATGTTCAATGTTGGTGGCTGGAAGTTGTTCACGATCAACCACATCCGAAAACAGGAACTGCTCATGCCACCTGTCTGTACTCACAAAGTGGCCATACACGGAACGTGTCAGCATCAAAACACGCCGTGCAAAGGCGGCAATTATGGGGCATGACGGAGTGCCCCACAACAACGACAACGCCTTGGACCGCAACAATGACATCCGCTCAAAACATGAACTAGCCAAAGAAAAGGTCCATCCAAATTTGAGCAAAGTGGTGATCGGGTCAACCAAATTGTGCATCGTCTCTTTGGACGCCATGATGCCACAAAAACAACAACGGCAAACGTCGTCAAATGCCTCCATCTTGATATCAAATCCATAAGAGGCAAAGGCATCAACACCAGGAACAGTTCCGCGGAATCTTGCGATACCATCATCGCCTTCAACGCAAACTGCAACATCCTCCGCGCCTACGTCATCAAGAACAGTCAAAACCAAGATCAAATTGGTAAAGCCATTGCCACATGAAGTAACATCATGACCTGACATGCGGCATCCCAAGATCTCGGCCTTCCACGTAGGGCAATGCATCCGGTGCAATCCCTCCAAAGACAATAGAAGGGAAGAGACGATAGTGGGCGGACAATCACGCAACATGTAACGATACAGAACACCCTCACAATTACGAATTATCTCCGGCCGGAAATGAGACTCGTAATGACTATGATCTGTAACCATGTAACGTGCACCTTCAATCCCCAAATGTTCAAGGATATATTGCCCACGAAGCCGAACAGGGACGTGCTTGATAAAACAACGACAGCCATTCAGCTCGACGTCGTACAAACGCTCCTCAATCCGCTGTATATAAGGACCAAAAAGAGCCTTACAAGCGTTGGTAGGAGATTGAATATTCCGAGCACTCTTGACAGTGATCTTCATCTCCTTCTTCTGGAAAGTGGTAGTAGACAACAACTCATCATTGGATGGTGCAAATGTCAAGACTGGATAAGCTTCACGACATCCAGCCACATCTGAACACCGAAACATCCCATCAAACTGCTCTGATTCCCTGATGAAACGACGCAAGTCAGCACAACCGAAATGCGTCTTGTCAAACCACGTCCAGAAACCATAGTCATCACTACCCAACAAAGGAGTCAAAAAGCGATGACAAAACCAACTAGCTTTCATAAACATGCGGCGAAGAGCCCACTCCATCGGACACGGATCCAAACAGGCCAGCCGAATCTGAAACCCATTAATGGCCGTATCACGATCACGCACATCCGAGACGGCTAGCACAAATCCCTGAATGAACAACCCCAAATCAAAAGCAACAGGAACCCGCTCCTTCGCACTCTCCCGCAACAACGTGATCTTAACCCGTTTTCGAACATCACCAACGATCTGTTTATTGATGATCCGAACAATGTCGGGATCACCAATGCGATACCCATACAGCACACACAACCGCGCTGGAAAGGGCACCGCAACATTCAGATGTTTTACTCGAGGGATTCTGAGCCGCTCGCTCGGAGCGGCACAGACGGGAAAAAAGAGTCGCGAATACCTATGCTAGTGCTGGGGTCCAAAAATTGATGCTCCCTGAATTCAGCAGCATAGATTGCAGAATCACGCAAAACGTCAGGCATGTCAGCAGGAATATTCACGCTGGTCTTACGTGGGGCTTCAAGCATCATCTGATGCTTCAAAACTGAAGTCCAGATAGGATGGGTGGCTAGAAGATCATACACAACTTCTTCACTCACCACAACAATCCGCTCTATATCCACACCTCTGACACGCTCATGCCGACAGAACTCAGCCAAACAGGGATTATCAACCAAGAGAGGCCGTTCAATTGCACTCAATGGACGAACCTCACGCATGACTGCATCATCCAGAATGAGATGGCGCCGCAAAGACCACAGAACATCATGGTCCAAATCCCAAAGATATCTCTCCATCATCAGGTAAAGACACCCAGTGACTGGCACCATCAAAAGACCCACAATCCATCCGAGCGAATCTCCATCGATCAGATAGATACAGAGCCCACCAATCATGAATGTGAAGGAAAGAACAGTCAAGCACAACAATAGTCGATATGTCCAAATAGATCTCAGTCGCACACGCAACGCGAAATCTCTCAGACCATAGCGACGCCCACGACGAGCACGATGAAACAAACCCTCATCACGACCGCCCTCTGGCGGACGGACAGGCAACCGATCCAACAAATGTTGATTCAAT